TACGAAACCATCTCCCGGCAGGTGGCGACCGTTTCCTTTCCCTCCATGCCGGCGGCAGCGGCAGCCATGCGCCGCTCCGTCTCCTGCAACAATGTATTGAAGTGTTTCTCTATGTCCATAATCTTGTTCCTTGGTTATAGGCGCAAAGTTACGGGCATAAAAAATCTGTTTTATTCTTGATTTTTCACATTACGTTCTTGTAACTGTGCATTTTCTTGTTTCCTGCGCTTTTCTGCGTATCTCGCCCGGTGTGTCCAGCAAGTAAGCCTTGCAGAAGTCGTTCAGGTTCGATGTCGATGCGAACCCGGTGGTGAACGCCACTTCCGTAAGCGTGAGGTTGGTGTTCTTCAGGTAGTGTTCCACGTCCTTTGCACGCTCCTTTATCACCCATTCCTTAGCCGTGTACCCGGTCATTTTCTTTACCTTCCGTCGGAACGAGCCGTATTCCATGCCGCATTTGTCCGCCAGTTGCTCGGCATCATAGACCATGTAGCCTTTCAGACGCACCATTTCGGTGAATGTCTGCCTGCCCAGCTCCGGCAGCATCCGTTCGGCGTGGCGCAGTTCCTTTTCCGTCACCAGCAGGCGGTTGTCCCTTACCGGGTTTCTCCGTAGCAGGTGGAAAGCGTGGCATACCGTGTTGTACACGTTGCAGAGATACTGCCGTCCCGGTCGCATCCAGTGGAGCGCATCGCAGTAGGCGGTCAGTTCGGGTATCTCGTCCCGCTTGCGGTGCTGTTCCGCCAGTTCGTCCAGTATGGCGTAATGGGTGGTGGACATACCCAGCAGGATAATGATTGCCTTGTAGTCCTTGTATGTCGCCAGTGTCGGCGTTTCCGGCAGGCTTTTGAGCGTGTCGCACACGTGGGCGCACAGCCGCCCGTCCTTGCTGAACGGTTCAAGTTCCAAGTAGTTGTCCATTTTCCGGCTGTTGTGCAGCAGCCATGTTACCTTTTCGTCCAGTTCCTTACAGGACGCTTCCAACTCCGCTTCGGGAGCAGGAAGCAATAATGATGTAATCCGTTGTTCCATATCTGAATAAATTGATTTGTTTTCTGTACGTTACCCGGTAGCCCATAGCCAAAACTTTTGGATTAGCCGCCAAACCACGTGATAAAGGAACATGGCGGCAAGCATAAGAAAACCTGCCCGCAGGAAATATTCTTCAATGCGCTGCCAAACGCTCGTTTTTCGTTCGGGCATCAGTATGTCCGCCACTTCCTCAAAGGTCTTGCAGGCGAAAATCGCTTGCCGGAACTCGTCTGCGCTGTTCCAGCATTCTTCCTTGAACCACCGTGTCTTGGGGTATCGTTCCGCTACCAGTTCTTGCAGTTTTCGTAGTGGGAACGGTTCGGGGTTGTCCCCGTACTCGTATTCAATGGAAATCACACGTCCCTGCATCCTGATACAATATCCGAATATCCCTTGCCACTTCACTTTGTGCGCCCCCTTTTCAACATATTTCGTCCCGGTTGCATCCACTACAATGTAGTTCTTCCGCTTCTTCAACAACTCGGTATTGGTCGTTGTGTACAGTTCTTCCTTGCGAAACACGTATATCATGTTGCCTTTGGGGGCAAAGCTGAATATCGGGTATTTAAGTCGGGCTTTCATTGGAAATAGTCTATTGTTTTATAAAAGCAAAATAAAGCAGGGTAACACCTACCACAACCCCGAAAAAGATACAACCTGTAATAATGAAAGCCCAATCGGGGTAATGGAAATCAAGTTCTTCATAAGGAATGGCAGTTTTCTTTATACATCTGTTCCATACCCATATCAGAACTTTTCCAAATCTATTTACTATGATAAGGTTACTCATATTGATTAATGGTTAGAAAGGAGCATCGTCAGATGCTATCTTTCGTTGTTACTAACTTATTTATAAATCCCAATCCGGTGAATAAACACCCAATCCCAATAAGAGGATAAACAATGCCGCATAAGACTGCGAGCATATTCAATCCTCGTTCATCCCCCTCGAAGCCGTCTAAATTGACAGCTTGCAATATGAAGTTTGTAATTTGCCAATCTAATAGACTTTGGTCTATACAGATAAAGACAATCCACAAAAGAATAGAGCAACATTCCAAGCCCAACAATAACACTATCGCTTTAGGTTGCATTGCATATAGTTTATAGACCTTGTAGATTAGCAATACATCTATAATTAGAAGTAAACCTAAAAAACAATATTCCATAATGCCATATATCTCGAACAAACGACCAAAACCTAAGCCACCACAAAATAATGTTATGACTATCAGTAAAGCACTGAAAGCTGTCAATGATAATATGGATTGGACGGTTTTATTCATCGCACTATTGTTAGTAATGGCTAAGCGGGGAACGCTGTCAAGCGTTATCACGCTTTGTTATCTATATTTTCAACTGAATCAGAATGGAATTTTAGAAGCATAAGCCGCATAATATTTTCCTTATCTTCCCAATATTCCTCGTCTATTTTATTCAACTTGGTGATTTCGTTCTCTGTCAAATGTTTGGGAATATTCCATAGCTCTTGTAATTGGCTGTCATTTTCTAATCTTTGGATGATGCCGTATGCCTGTATAAGAAGTTGTTCTGTATATGTTGCGTTAATTGCTCCCAGTCCTTTGATTGCAAGCAAATAAGCATCATATCCCCAATTACAGAAGAATTGAAGAAATCCACCATTATACATTTCAAGTTCCAGCCAATATAATGCGGCGACCATACTGTCTGTTTCCCCCATATCTTGATAATTGGGACGAATTTCTGTAAACTTACGTCCAATAGGGGAAAAGGATTGCTCCCAATATTGTTCTAAATTTTCCATTCTTATTGCTTTTGTTATAGATAATGGCTAAGCGGGGAACGCTGTCAAGCGTTATCACGCTTTGTTAGTTGCTTCGTTATTGTCTACCCATGCTTTGATTTCATTTGGAAAATGTTTATGAAACATTCTTATCCACAACTTATCGTTACACTTGTCGGGGATACAAGCATGAATGCACTCAAACCACTGGTCCCACATCCAATCAAAATCATCTTCCGGCATCATCATCCAAAGCAGAAAATCTTTCGGTTCCCAATCAGATAATTTCATAATATCCTTTTGCAGAACCTTACGCATGGATTGAAGTTGCTCTGTTGCTTCTTGACTGGTTATTTTTCCTTTCCAAAAATCAACAGCCGAGTGTGCAAAGTCATTTATCTGTTGGATAGTAGCATTAGGAAAATATTGTTTATCCAAATGCTCTACCATATCTTGCATAAAACATATTCGACGTTGATGCCATTGATGTTGGTTGTCATCTTCTATTTCATCTAAGATATACTTTGCCAACACTATAATTGCATCAAGTCCATGATTTTCTATTTTACCCCATTCGGTAGTATTCCAATCTGCTTGTGTTTTCACTTTATCATAGCAGACAGAGCATACTCCGTTTGGTAGAGTTATGGGATGTTTTCTGCAAATAGGGCATATTTTATCAACATTTTCCATTCTATTTGATTTTTAATTTGCAACTAATGGCTAAGCGGGGAACGCTGTTAGGCGTTATCACGCTTTGTTAGCAATATTTTTACTTCTAAATTCTTTTAATTTCTTTTCAATAAAAGCAAAGTCATTGATTGCTTTAATCCCGTCTTTTGCTCTATCGTATTTTTGTCGCCATTTTCTAATGCCATACAGATAAAACTTTAATCCCTCTTCCGTTAAATCTCCAATTTTTATTTCAGTATTATCTGTAGGCTTTTCTCCTTTTTTTAGTATTTCTTTAGTTGTCAATCCATTATCTTGTAAGAAATGGATGATATTTTCAAAAAAGATAATTTGCTCTGTTTTGAATTTATCAGTTAAGGGTGGTATAGACTTCATTTGAGTAAACCATCCTAATTTTGATATTATCTCGTCTTTATCCATATTTCAAATTTTATTGCTAATGGCTAAGCGGGGAACGCTGTAAGCGTTATCACGCTTTGTTATCAACTCTCATTTCATTTTTTCTCACATCAATATAAAGCAAATCATCATGGTCTGTTATACTATATAGTTCCATAAAATCTTCTGTTACCAAATAATATTCATCAAGCCCCTCACAGTCTCCGATAAATCTATGTATATCAGACATTCTTGCTTTATAGATGATAAAATCCTTGTTCCAATAATCAATAAAGAAATAGAGAACGATATTTTTATCAATTACATCTAATAGACGAAAATAAGGGTCTTCCATATTACAATCTATACTATATGGCACATATTTAAAACTCAGCCATAACGCACGAGGATTCCCGATTACAAATGTGTCATATAACCTTTGTATTAAAATCTCTTTATCGACATCTCCTATTTTCTGAAATGGAAGATGATTATCATTGACCGTTCGCTCTATTTCTTTATAATCAAACATGACATTTTGCTTTTGTTGATAATGGTTTGGTGAGGAACAGCATTAAGCTGTTATCTCGACCTTGTTAACGATTTTATTTCACAATCATTAGTTCATTCCCATATAGATAATTGCCTCTGTTATTCCATATTTTGGAGTAGTCTGACAATTTGTAAATTTCAGGTCTATACAGATTCAACACCTTATCCAAAACTCTCTCTCGGAATATTATTCCATCTCCATATTCTATGCTATCTAAAACGAAGAAATTCTGTTTAATTGAACTGTCTTTCAGTTTCATATCAGGATATACTGTAAAACAAGTACCTCGTTCTTTCTGTAAGTCACTCTGATATGTTATGCCTTTCCCGAAATGAAAAGAATCATTATCAAAATGATTTATACGTAAAGCGTAGTATTTTTTATCCGTCAGAGATTCGTTTTTCTTGTTTACTACCTTGACGGTAGTAATATCATATTTATCAACGAACCCATTTTCTTGAAGTAAAGACAAAAACTCTTCCGATACAATTTTGAGTTTTATACTGTATTTATCAAGAAAATCAAATTGCAGAATTCCCGGTTTCTTGTTGCATACGAGGTATAAGACGGAAGGTAAATTTTCTCTCCATCCATCCTTGTTTTTCCACATCCATTGCCCGTGGTTTTGAAACTTCTGCCTTTTGCTTTCATCGTAAGTATCACAGACATCAGATCTACCAAACTCCAATAATCCTTTAGGCAGTTTATCAATTCCATAGTTCCAAATATAGAGTTCTTCTGTATTCATAATTGCTGAATTTATTATCGTTAATGGTTAGAAAGGAGCATCGTCAGATGCTATCTTTCGTTGTTATAAACTTAATTGTTCTTGCTCACTTACATTTTCGTTTATTAGTCTGCACATATATTCTTGCAGGCAATAATTATATATTTCAGCAGTAAGTAATGATTTTATATATTCCACATTTTCATATATGTATTTCATTTTATAAGCTAATATTTCAAAGGGCATATCTTCGTTATTATATGTAGCCATTATCTGCCATAAATTTGAAATCGTTTGGCTTATATCATTATCTTGGTACTGTTTATTGGCTTCCATATTCTGATATTTATAGATGTAATACTCTGTGTATGCTGGTATGCGGTATGTTTCATGTGCAAAGCCAGTTCCGCCCCCGGCAATACATCTCAACATATCATTTACACAATAGAATATTTTGTTTAATGTCTTACGTTCACAACGATAGTGTTTCCTATTATTGGCATTAAACTGTGCATACCATATACAATATAAGTCAAATCCAGTTTCTCCATAGAAATAACCTTGCAATGAAGTATATTGTTGGCGGTATAATGTATCGGGATAAACCGCTGCCGAATTTGCAAACAATCTTTCCGCATCTTCTTCTATATAGCGGTACTCTTTTTTACTTTGTTTACGGAATTTATCAATATTGAGTATATCATCTTGTATGTTACGTTCACACAGAGTTTTACTACAAGAGCAACCCATTACCACGAAAATGGCAAGAACAAATAGTACTATGTTTGCAATGCGATACATATTGTTTATAATGGGTTGGTGAGGAACAGCGTTAAGCTGTTATCTCGACCTTGTTAACGATTTTATTTCACAATCATAAATTCATTCCCATATGGATAAAAGCCTTTGTTTCTCCATAGTTTGGAGTAGTCTGATAATTTGTAAATTTCAGGTTTATACAGGTTCAACACCTTATCCAAAACTCTTTCTCGGAATATTACACCATCTCCATATTCTATGCTATCCAAAACAAAGAAATTCTGTTTGATTGAATTGTCTTTCAGTTTCATATTAGGATATACTGTAAAACAAGTACCTCGTTCTTTCTGTAAGTCACTCTGATAGGTTATGCCTTTCCCGAAATGAAAAGAATCATTGTCAAAATGATTTATACGTAGGGCATAGTATTTTTTATCCGTTAGAGGTTCGTTTTTCTTGTTTACTACCTTGACGGTAGCAATATCATATTTATCAACGAAGCCATTTTCTTTAAGTAAAGACAAAAACTCTTCCGATACGATTTTGAGTTCTATACTTCTTTTATCAAGAAAATCAAATTGCAGGATTCCCGGTTTCTTGTTGCATACAAGGTATAAGACGGGAGGTAAATTCTCGCGCCATCCGTCATTATTTTGCCACATCCATTGCCCGAGATTCTGAAACTTCTGCCTTTTACTTTCATCATAGATATCACAAACATCAGATTTGCCATACTCCAATAATCCTTTAGGCAGTTTATCTATCCCATATCGCCAAATATAAAGCTCTTCCGTATTCATAATTGCTGAATTTATTATCGTTAATGGCTTGGAAAGGAACACCGTTTAGGGGTTATCTTTCCTTGTTAATATTGTTTTGTTGGGTATTTCAGTTTGGTATATACAAATCTGTCCTTTGTAATAAAACGCACAAACAAAGTATATTACAAAAATCACTAATGTTAGCATGATACAAATCACATTCTTCTTTTTCTCATTCTTTTCCCGATAAATGCTTCTTCCTATCCTTGCTTTCTTTTCCGACCAAAACAAGAATCCATTAAAGCAATAAATCATTATTATAAAGATGAAATGTGAACAAGGATGCGCAATATACTTTAGAATTGGATTTTCAAACATCATATTTGTATAAGCTCCCAATAAGCTATATACCATATATATGATAAAACTAAAACACACAACAGAAAATGCTTTATTCTGTTCTCTGTCTTTACCAAAGGAATCATAAATAAAGAAAATTGTGTAATACCAATACTTATACCAACTCATAACAGATTTAATATTAATGGTTTGGAAAGGAACGCTGTTAGGCGTTATCTTTCCTTGTTAGTACCTAAATTTACAATCCCTTGACCATATATTTTTATCCAGTTCTGTCCAAGAGCCTCAAAGGGAGCATTGCTGGGCAATGGCGGCAGATTGATGATTTCGTTCATGAAGCGGAGTGAATGGTCGGGATAGATTAATGCTTGTTTTCCGGCAGGGTAATTATTATCTCGTTGCCATAAGGCGAACTCTCGGAAAAAGGTTGGGGATGACGGCATTTCAAGCCTTGAAAACTCTGTTTCGCTCAGCACCCGACGGGCAAAATTGTAAAGACCGTGAGCCGGAGTGCAGAAAAGTTTTTCAAATGATAACAATTCTTGGTCGTAATACCTGTAATTCTCACACAAGGTATTCAAGCTGCGACCGGCTTCTGTCATATCACGATTGACTAATGCCAGCATGAAACGTGATAATTCTTTATACCATTTGCCTACGGTTTTCTGCCCTAACAATTTTTCTGCTTCCGCCATTCCTCTCTTAATGGCTGCATCATTGTGCAAGTAAAGCCCCATCATCATGTTGCCCGGTGCTGTCCATACTCTGTGGTATGCTTCACTGAAACCATAAGCATCGTTACAGTCGAGCAAAGAGAAATCGTTGGCAGCCATAAGCAGCCAAGCATTGCGAATATCATAATAGTTATAATCATGCCACAATTGCTGCTTAGCATATTGGTATTGCGCATCGTTCACAGCCCGCCAATCATCTTCTTGGAAAGCTTGGTATAAGAGATAATAATAAGGTGTCTGAATCTGCCACGTCCAGTATCGGATTCTTTTCGAGATTGTTTCTGCCGGATTCTCTCCTAATGGTTTTATGCGCAATTCTCGGTATCCGTCATAGGGCATATCTTTGGGAGACAGATATTTAATATAGCACTCTGTCTGGTCTTTCATGTAATCTTCCAATGTGAGAGGAAATACATGACGGGCAACCACTTTGTCGCTTTCGTATTCCTTGATGTATTTTTGGGCATTTATCTCCTTACTCATGATTGATAATTTTAATGTTGGTACTAATGGTTTGGTGAGGAACAGCGTTTAGCTGTTATCTCGACCTTGTTAACATTCTATTTTTATTCTCATCAAATTATGGTATTTCCAAATTCATCTTCTTCATATATGCAGTATCTAATTCAGCTCCTTTCCAGTTTATGTCAGGAGGGAACTGTTCCCATCCGCCTTTGGGTGGTGCAAGCACCCATTTAGGAACAATAATGCTTAAGACCTTTGCATTGCCATGAAATACAGCTGAAAACATTATCAATACATGTGTGTGAGAAATATCTGTGTTATTAAATTTACCTGTTGTTGCAACATGTTTAATACTATCAACATAATAAATAAATCCTTTTTCTTTATTCGAACTCGAATTGACAATAACCCCTTCTTTATAATAAGTTCCGATTGTATAACGAATATTATCGTCATTAAAATAATAGAACTTATCCATGAAGTAGACTACCGGCAATTGTAATAAAACACAAATGCAAATAATCCTAAGTATCCATTTTTTCTTTTTAGAGAGATTAATTTCCATAAATTTGATGACTCGTATTGCCCAATTGATGTTAATGGTTCAGCAGGGAACGGCTTGCCGTTATCCTGCGTTGTTAATGGTATATTTATATTTTCCCTTTACTATAAAAAGCCTCTAAAACAAAGAGAAACAACGAAAGGAAAATGTATAATATAAGTATCAATAGATTATTCTTATTAGGCTTTTCATTAAACTTCTCTATGACAGCTTTATACCTTCTTTTCCAGCAGAAACGAATACATAAAAGAATGAATATCAGCCCTAAAGACACATTATACATTGTTCGCGTTGGATAAGGCAATATTTTATATTGTTCCAATACTCCCCATATTGTGTGAATATTACAATTCAGAAATACAGCGAGAATTAACAAAGCTGCATAAACCGCTATTTCGGAATAAGAACTGTATTTCCATAGCCTATAAAATTTGAAAAATAAATAATCTATCATACTTAATTACCATTAATGGCTAAGCGGGGAACGCTGTAAGCGTTATCCCGGTTTGTTAGCAAAATATTATACCCATTCTAATATTGGGTTAGGTCTATGAACAAAATACCGTTTATTATTCGAAATTGAAAATATCATTCCCGAATGTAATTTCGTTCAAGTTCCTCTTTTTACAATCCACAACGCCTCCACCCGTCTGTCCGCATCTGTACTGCATCGATTTTCCATGCTTCCCCCACACGTTTCATACAGAAACGATAGTCGAGATTGATTCTTTCATCCTGCGCATAGATGTAAAGTTTGTTGCGGGAAACCTGTTCGGCATCAACCAGGCGGAAGGTGGCATACGTCCCCTCTGGAGAAAGCGACAAAGCGAGCGGCCGATACCCCATCCGTGGCTTCTCGGATACATACTGCTGCCAGATCTGCTGCAACTTCGGTCGCACATCCGGCGCATCAAAACCTGTCTGGTCGGTATATTTCTCCCATTGAGTCATGGCGGCAAAGAAAGCATACAGCACCTGTTCCGCCTGATGAACCGCATCAGCGTCCACCTCCAACTTCTTCTTCGCCTGGCTTCGTTGCAACGAGGCGAACAGCTCCATCTGCTCCTGGGTAAAGAGGTCGCCAGGACGCAAGGAAAGGCGTTTATTGAAAGCAATGCCAAGCACCCCTTCATAAGTGATCTGAGTTTGTCGAACATGCAAATGATTCAGCTTAGGGAGCTGAGCAGCCCGATGCAACCCCTCATCGTCCAGCGACGTGGCACTCAAGTCCAACAGAGCCACCTTACTTGCCTGCATCATGGACAACCCCTTTCCCGTAATTGCAGGATTTCCTGCCAAGAGCAGATACTCCAAAGTGGGCATGGTGGCAAATACCGCAAAGCATGCGTCGGTAAGCTCCGCATATTCGATCCCTACATTGACCATTTTCTTGGCACCTGCCAGCGGTTGAATCTGTTCGTCCGTCAAAGGGTAATGCTTGACATGAAATCCCACCAAAGCAGGATAAGCGCCAATCTGTTGAATCACCTCCACAGATAGCTCGGGCATGAGCATCACCTTATCGCCATCAAAAATCAGTTTGCCGTCTTCCCAGTCGATGGTACGTGCCCGCTTGGGAAAAGAAGTAAGTTCTTTTATCATCGTTCTATCATTTTTAAGGTAATCTTTGTTCATAGACTTTCTGTTTTTGCTAATGGTTCAGCAGGGAACGGCTTGTCCGTTATCCTGCGTTGTTAGCGAAATTATTTTATATACTCATAGAAACTAAGTCAGATACAGCTTTCTTCTTCCAACTATTTTTCTTAGCCAGAGAGGTGTATATTCTTTGCTTCGAGGATATTCCCTAAACATCTCCAACAACCAATCAGGTTTCTGAAAAAAAGAAGGAATTTGCTCAAGGTTATCATAATTGAACTTGAGAGTATATTGAGCCTTACTTTTTAAGAACATTTCAACTTGAAACCATGCACCTTGTTTTGAGTTTTTATTATACATTAGTTCACGTATATTTCTAAACGCATTACAGATTTTATCTGTATTTCTTGTATTTAATGTTATTATATCTCCTTTAGAAGAAGTGATGCTAAACATATCAACTACACATGAAACAAATAATATATTATATTCAAGTCCTTCCTTTAACTTTTGGGATTTACAATCCATTATATAAAATAATATATCCTTAAATTGAGCTTCAATAGTATCGTCAAATTGATTGCGTGCGGGTATATCAATTGAAGAGCTTCCGCTTCTGTATTCAGATAATAGTAAATGCTCGATATTAGGATTTTGAGTAACTTCCCCTACCATTTTTGCATACCACAGCCAATATTCCTTGCGTTTCTCCACATTTCCAATTTCCACGAAAGGGTTGCTGCCCGAATAGGCTATCGAGCATATAAAATCCACATTCCAACTTTCAAAGTCGAAAGTATTATCATCTTCACCGTTATAATCCTCTATTTCCAATATGGAAGCAGCATCATTTTGGATAGCATACCCTAAAGCGATGATTGCCCACCCTGCCATATCTTCGCAGCTCTCAATGGATTGTTCCGCATAATTACGTAACCGTTCCACCGAAACCGATATGCTTTCGATAGTGCCCTTATTCTTGTACAGATAACTGTCTATTTCAAACAAGGCACTGTATAATAGGTTTTCCGCACCAAATTCCTCTGAAAAGCAAGAACAAGCTTTCTTGCAACACTCGCACAATATTTTTTGTACTATCCGTGCATTGCCTATTCGTTTCATCAAATCAACCCGGTAGGGCAAAGGCAAATGCCCCATACTGTTTTGATTGATTATTTCTTTCAGTTTTTCTACTTGCTGTATCATGCTGGTTTCTATTTTCGCTAATGGTTCAGCAGGGAACGGCTTGTCCGTTATCCTGCGTTGTTAGCGAAATATTCTATTTTATCCTTTGTCAGTTCTATCAAAATGAAACTAAAGGAACAAGCTATCAAAGCCAGCATATAAGATAAATAATAGCATTTCAGATATTTATTTGTAGGCTCTTTCCTGAATTGTTTGAAATAGGAAATATATCTACCATTTTTATATATTGAATAATTGATTGGGAACATATAACAGCAAGAGAACAATAAGCAGAAAACTAATAGTATTTCCAAAGTCCCTAAATACAACTCCATACAAAGGTATATGGGTTGCTATCATTATCACATTCAAAAAAGTAAAGATTAGTAATATCATGAAAATGCAAGTTCCTCCAATGGATTCCATAAGAATAAAAGGAGAAAAATCCTTTTCTCTTTCTTCTGTTCGCCTCATAAAATCCAGTGATTGCCAAAAGATACTATCTTTCTTATAAAACTTCCGTGTGTGTTTGTTGTCAATCAAACGGAACGGATCAATTGCACGAAAGCACCTATACAAAAGTGTATAAGTACAATAGTATAATATGTTCCAAAATAATTCTATTCGTTTCATTTTGATATGTTTTCGCTAATGGCTAAGCGGGGAACGCCGTTAGGCGTTATCACGCTTCGTTAATGGTATATTGATATTATTCACTTTGAAAAGCCTTAAAGCAGGATTTGAAGAAAGTCTTTTCTTGGCATCTTCCAAATCTAACTTATAATATTTAAGCTCAATATTTTTTAGCTTTCTCAAAGTTTCTAATCCGGACAAAGTAGTCAAGTTTACTGTTTTCTTACTCTCTGTTGTTGATGCAGACAAGTATAGCTTTTCCAAGTTCATAAAGCCGTCAATACCTTTTAAGCTGTGTAATCTTGAAGTATATACCATTGATAGATTTTTAATTTGTTTCTTCAAATCATTGGGTATAAAATCCATATTGGCTATCTTGTTTGCACTCAATATACAAAGTGTATGTAGTTTGGGAGTGTAACCAATACCGTCAAATGAAAAATCTTCTTTTCTGATATATGCAACCATTAGATGCGTCAGATTAGGAAACAGTTGCAATAAAGATAAATCATTCAACTTCGTGTTCCACAAATATAAATGTGTAATCGTGGAAAGATTTTCTTTATAATCCAACAAATTGCTAAGTTCTTTTTTACCTATCTTGTAGTTATTGATAGATAAAAAACGCAATTTAGTGCATAGGCTGATATTATCCATACTACGTGTGCCTGAAACGATAAATAAGTCTATACAATCTGCAATCGGTGTTGCATTCTCCACCATATCAGAATAGATATACCGTTGTTCGTTATTCGTACAACAGTAAACTTGAAAGTCGTCTATATTTTTAATATCGTCTATATTCATACTTTGTCAGAATTACCATTAATTTTTCGATAAACGCACCTTATGGTGCAGTTCCTATTCACTATTAAATCATTGTCTAATCATCATCCAAACAATCCAGCGGATTGGGGATTTTTGCTTTATAGGCGTTCGATACGTGCAGATAAATTGCCGTTGTTTTTATATCGGTATGTCCCATAAGTTCCTGTATGGTTCTTAGGTCTGTCCCTTGTTCCAGCAGGTGGGTGGCGAACGTGTGGCGGAGCATGTGCAGGTGTACCCGATGCTTTATTCCGGCTTTCCTTGCCGCTTCTTTCAATATCTTAACCAATGCGCTGGGTGAGTATTGTTCGCCTGCCTGTTCGCCCTCAAAAAGCCATTTTTGTGGTCTGTATTCCCGGTAGTAATCCCTTAGTTCGTTGAGCAGCTTTTCCGACAGTAGGGAATACCTGCACTTCTTGCCTTTCCCGGCAATCCTGATTAGCATCCGTTCGCTGATGATGTCTTGGGGTGTCAGGTTCAGAAGTTCGCTTCGGCGTAGCCCGGCAGAGTAAATGAGAGAAATCATGCACCTGTGTTTCCGATTGGATAACTGTGCGAAGATGCTTTTCATTTCTTCCCGGCTTAATACTTCGGGTAATGCCTTGTACTCTTTTGCACGGGCTATCCCGCCATAATATTGCCGCTTGCCTTTCCGGACTTTTTCGTAATAGAACTTGATAGCGTTGATACGCATATTCTGCTGGGTGGCGGATATGTGCTTTTCCTTAACCATGTGGAGCATATAGCTGTTTATGTCCTCGACCGTCAGCAGGTCAAGGTCTTGCCCCTTGTGGTATTCCATGAAGTCGCTGAAATAGATTTTATAGGCTTTTATGGTGGAAAGGCTGTACCGCTTCTGTTCCAGCAGTTCGAGGTAGCCTTTCGGCAGTGTGTATTCCCTTTTGGGTTTTGGATGCCGCACGTAAACCCGGCTGTAATCAATATAGGCGTGGGGCGAATAGCGGTCGTAGAAATCCGGCAGCTTAAAAGCGGTGGCAGGCATGTAGGCAGAACTGTTGCCTGCCTTTTCCACGTCCGTATCTTGGGCGAGCAGCAGGGCGACAGCCTGACTGTTTACATACTCTATCCGTATGTAGTCCGCACCGTTTCTTTCTTCCTTGTACAGAACGATGCTTCCTCTCTGTTTCTGAACATTGTCCATGTGGCTGAAAATAATATCATATAGCCGCAAATATAAACAAAGAAACAGAAAAACCAACAGAGTGGTTGGTTTTATTTTGTTAAAGTCCCTCTAATAGAGATTTATTGCTGTCCTATGCAGCCTGCCGCCTGTATTTCAGGCTTTCAACAGCGAATAGAGGAAGTGCAGGCTCCGTGCCAGCTTCTTGGTGTCCAGCCCTTGAAAAAAGGACTTTTCAAAGGAGGTTCCGAAGAATATCTGCCAGAACATCGAAGCCGCTTCATCCACATCCACATCCCGCCTGATTTCCCCGCTTTCCTTCGCCTTCTCGATGGCGGATTTCCAAAGCTGTAAGTTCTGCTCGAATATGGCGGCTATCTTTTTCTCCACGTTGGGATAGTACAGCCTTACCTGCATCAGCAGGTGGTAATAGTAGAAGTTGAAGCTGCACCCGTTGGGATTGTTCCCGTCGTCCAGCAGGCGCACGAGCCGCTGCATCGTGTTCTCCACTCCGGCTACATACCGGTCGATAAATTCTGACAATGAGCCTGCCGTGAAGTTGAACTTGTTTTTCGAGTGTTGGGTATCGAACACGTACCTGTCCGCCACAGCCGTGAACAAGTCCTGCTTGAACGGGAAATAATAGGTCAGTCCCGCTTTCGACAGTCCGCAGGTTCTGGCTATCTCCATCTGGCTTGCCTTCTCGTAATTCATCTTTGCGAATATCCGCAAAGCCTTTTCCAATACTTCATCCCTGTTGGTAAACATACTTTTATATCCTTTGGTTTTCACTTGCGAAGATAGTGATTTCAGGGATAATTCCCTTCACAAGCATTTATTTTTCACATCCTTGCAGTAAAAGACAGCCGCATGATCCACAAGTCCCTTTTCCATATCTGCCACCTCAAAAGGTTATGGCAGCCATTATATCCAACCGTACAGTCTCCATAGGTTGGGCACATCCTCTTGTTTCCCTTCAGTAGCAGCAAGCCCCGTGCTTTTACATCCCCATACTCTTACAGGAAGGGAACACCGGCAGCACCTTAACTGGCGGTAACCAGCCTTCGGTTTCGAGTATCAGAAGACAGGATAATCTACACAGGATGCAAACCATACAGAGGTGGTGCAAGGTGCAGCTATATATATAAATATAGCTGCACCTTGCACCAGTCAAATGCACTCTGAAAATCAATACTTTACACTTCCAGTAAAAACACAAGTGCAACCCCGTTTCTTGCACCGCCTCCGGTTTTATGCTTTTCCTGTAATCTGGTAATCCCGAAAAAATAAAAAATCCCCCGAAACACTTCCCTTTTTCGGTCAAAATTAGTATATTTGCATCAGTTCCAAGAGCAAAGCGAAGCAATGCAGCGAAACCCGCACAGCTACCAAATCGCTACCGGCTACCGAACTTTCTACTCTTTAAGTCTTATCTATCAACCGATTACAAAAAAACGATTGTTTTTATCAGAAAAAAAACGAATTTTTCGGCTAACGCCTTTATGAGAAATCCCTCCCTCTTAGGAAATAATGTACAAATATATGAATATAACAAACATTCAACCCTACTCTGAATGAAAATATCTTCCTGTTTGTATTTAAACCAACAATATACAATATATGGAATATTCTGTTTAAATACGAAAATAAAAAGGAACGACTTTCACAAGTGGATCCTTCAAAGGGTAATAAATTTATTCATGCCATAAGTATTTTTATTAATTGCAAGACATTTAGAAGCTACCTTCACAGGTTGCTCCTAAAAACAAATACAATTTCAAAATAAAAACAAATACACTAAAAAAGAATTGTTGTTTTGTGCAAAGATAAAGACAAACTCATGTAAACAAACATACTTACCCTTAATTAAAGCAAACCATACTTAAAATTTCATTGAAACCAACAAAAATCTGACGTTGTAGAATAATCAAAATATCAAACAAAACTGCCTGACTGAATATAAAAATAAAGAGAGACTGCCTTCACAAACAATCTCTCTTTTGATAAATGAAAAAACAAATACTCTACTATTTCCAAGTAATGCGATTAATGATGTGCAAACAACATCTGTGCCAAGAAAATAAAAAACAGTGTCTATGTCTAAACAATCTTGTTAAATTCTACACAACTAATATACCAATTTCGAGAAAACAAGATAATAAGCCACGTATCAACAACATAACATTATTTACATTAACTAAGAGCTGTGTATGATAAGAAACAAAAGTGTGGAACATTGTAGATTTTTTCTACGACATACATATTTTATTTTCGAGAAATATAAAAAATAAGACGCTCATGCAGCATTTTATAAATACTCGGCATCCATACTTTACGAAAACTATTTATTAATATTCTAAAGCAATTAAAAATGAAAAAGACATTGAAATGGTCAGTGCTGATGATGCTGACAGTATTTGGTTTGACATTTACTTCTTGTGACGATGATGATGATGTTCAATTGCCTACAGTAGAGGATGTGAACGGTGAATATGCAGGAAATATGACTTATGCGGTTTCTACCCAAGATACAGTAGAAGTTAATCTGAGCGTGAAGAATGACAGCATTTCTTTTGCCGAGTTCCCGTATGGAGTATTGGTAGAAGAAATCATTGGAAAAGATGCTGCCGCCGGTATCATCGAGAAAATCGGAACTATGAGTTATGCTGCCGCTTACAAAGCAACCATGAATGCGACAAATGACTCTATTTCTTTGGAACTGACTCCGGAACAATTGCTTATTGACATTGTGGATCTGAACCTGAAAGTTGCAGTGTCAATTGAAGCTGAAGAGAACGGTGTATTTGCAGTTAAAGACAAGAATTTAAAATTCAGCCTTACAGCAACGGAGGCTATGGTGGGCGAAGTAAACTTCTTAAAAAATCCGATCAAGTTGTCTTTTGACCTGAACAAAAAATAATATATACAAACGAATCTTTTGCATTAAAGGGGTATGCCTAATTAAAGGTATGCCCCTTTTTTATAACCATCCCCTATCAGACACCACTATTCTTAATTAAAAACAAAATCACATATTGTTCATTTTTAAACCGAAACCAAAATGTTACTGCAACTGAAAAGAATTTTTAAAGGAGCGACTTATACAATCGGGCGTTTATACATTGACGGAAAATATTTCTGCGATACTCTGGAAGACCAAGTAAGAGAACTTCCGGCATATTGTCCGAACACGCCTAAAGGATTGAATTGCGAATGCCCGGAAAAGGTTTATTCAAAGACCGCTATCCCATCAGGAGAATACAAGGTTACGATGGAATACTCACCCAGATTCAAACGTGTCCTACCAAGACTGCATGACGTGCCACATTTTCTTGGAATCCTGATACATTCAGGAAACACCTCTACCGATAGCGCAGGGTGCATTCTTGTTGGGAAAAACAAGATAAAAGGCAAAGTGCTGGAATCAAGAGCCACTTCGGATGCCTTGAATGAGATTTTAAAGAAAGAGCGAGAAATTAAAATTCATGTTTCATAAGAACACTTCCGAAACAGCATCCAGCCCTAAAAAGTTGGGTGCTGTTTCCATATAAGACCAGACTATGAGAAAGATAATTCTAAACACCATACTTATAATTATGGCGGTTTCTGTCATTACGGTTGCCGCTGCAAATATCTAAACATGGGAATTTATGCAAAACTAAGGCCACCCCAGAACATTAAAATTGATTTCAGACCGTCAGAAAGGCAATATGAACTATGGAAATTGCTTCAACCGGATTATTGTCCCAAATGTGGCGGTCATATAACACAGAAACTCATCGGATACGATGTAAAAAAGAATCCACAATACAAGCCTGTTTGCGAGTCATGTGGAAACACAAATCTGCCACAAATGATATTAGGTGGTGGAGCAGCAGGTGGTGGAAAATCGTTTTTGGGAGCCTGTTGGCTCATTATTTCCTGCATGAGATTTGAGAACATCCGTGCGGTCGTGGCACGTAAGACAATCAAGTCTTTGAAGGAATCTACTTGGAATACGATCAAGACGGTTCTAAAAAACTGGGGATTAAAAGAAGAAGTGAACTACAGAATCAATAATCTGGAAGGTACGCTTACCTTTTGGAACGACTCTGTCATTATCATGAAGAAAATGGTCGATCTGCCTTCTGACCCGAACTTCGAGCGATTCGGTTCTTCCGAATATACGATTGCCATGATCGACGAGGTGTCGGAGATTTCGGAAAAGGCGGTTGAAGTGCTTTTTTCCCGTCTTCGTTGGAGAATACACGAGACATTCAAGACATCCAGAATGTTTATGAGCACCAACCCGACTACAAACTGGGTACGTTCCCGGTTCGTACAGGATGAAAACGGAGACAAGGTGGAATGCCGGGAGGGAGAGGCTTATATACCGTTCTCCGTATTCGACAACCCGGACATCGCTTTCCGGCAGACTTACGAGGCGGCATTGAACAAGATTCGTGACCAAGCCACAAAGGAGCGTTTGTTATATGGTAACTGGGATTTCGTGGAAGCCAACGATATGGCCGTTTACCACAATTTTGACGGTTCCAGACATCTTATAACGAACCTGAAGGAAAAGGTCTACGATCCGACCAAACCTATCATTACCATCTGGGACTTCAATGTCGCACCCAGAATGTCTACTTTGTTGGCTCAGATAAACTATGACAAAAAAGAGATATATGTCATAGAGGAAATATTGGGATTGCCGGAAAAGAAGGAAAACAATACTCCGGCTCTGGCAAGGAAGATACAACAGAAATTGTATAGGGAAAAACATATCGGAGGGGGTGGACGTGACAGGAGACCCTGCCGGATTACAGCGTTCAACCACAAATGAAGATGGGACAAACAACTACACCATCATCACGGAAACACTGGGCAAGGGCGTATTGAAACCTAAGATCAAGCTCTTAAAAAAGCAGCCTCCACAAGTTACCCGATGTGAATTTGTCAATGAGGTGTTCGAGGGATTTGACGGATGGAAACTGATGATTGATTTACGTTGCAGGAAGCTCACAGAAGACCTTATTTACCAGTTAAAGAACGAGGATGGTACAAAGTGCAAGGCAAAGGTTACAGACGCTAAAACAGGCGTAAAATACGAAAAATACGGCCACTTGTCCGACTGCCTTGATTACCTGCTATGCTATTATTTAAGGGATAGCTGGACGAAATACAAAAGAGGGGACGGTTCTATGACCATCCTTTCCACAGCTACCATTAACGAAGGATTTAACTATTAACGAACCATTAATCTATGTACAGACGATTTTTAAACAATAGCGATTATCTGGGAATCATCACGCAAGACAGCCTTTCCCAGATAACGAGAAACGAACCGAAAACATTCATTCAAGCCGAGGAAGCCGCAGAAATGAGTGTCATAGAGTATCTGAGTGAGAACTATGAGATTGAAAAAGAACTGAATAAAGGGAAATATATCGCTGAATACGACCGAAAGGTAACTTATCCGATCGGAGCACATATTTATTTTGATGGTAAAATCCACGAGATAATAAGATCGATCAGCGGATACAAGGCTCCTTCTTCCGTGGAATACTGGGAAGAGTTTGTGGATGAGAAAGGCGAGATACGGGAATTTCAACGATACAGCCAGTTCAAAACCTATTACAAAGGTGATATTGTCTTATATAACGATACGCCTTATATCTGTCTTGTTGAAAACGGATGGAGATTTGGGGATATACGAATCCCGATGGTAAACGGATGGAAACTTGCTGAATATACAGACTGGAATCCGATTGAGTACGAGCTTTGGAATGTCGTAAAGTTTGACGGTTCCTATTATACTTTGATGTCACTGGAGGGGTTCGACAATAATAAAAACCCTTTGGAATCGGAAAATTGGGGTGCTATTGCCGATTATGATCCTCAGTACAACGAATACGAACTTTCATCACATGAGTACGTTGTATATGATGGCCAAGTGTATTATCCTGAAATAGACGTGAACAGTGACAGTCCGGTTATCGGGGAAAATCTTGCACTACACGATCCCAGAAACTACAATCTCAAAAAGCACATGATTCGGTTGGCTGTGTACGAGCTTACCAAACTGATTGCTCCCAATAACGTCAGTGTTGTTAGAATGAGAGATTATGAGGATTCCATGAAGTGGCTTAATGATGCTTCTAAACTGAGAATCAACCCTCAGATTCCACGAAAAATAGCAGAAGACAACAAGCCGGTTACAGACTGGCAGATGGCGACATTCCAGACATCTTATGATCCATACAAAAACCCCTGGCAGATATGAAAAGATTTTATTACGACAACCGAATCGCCAAGATACTATTGGCATTCAGTTCTTGCCACACAATCACAATTGGCCCGTTTGTATTAAGCAAGTTATCTCCGGAGCATATAACGCAAAGAGTCAGGAATCATGAAACCTGCCATTCATATCAATGGATAGAAACGACCTGTGTTGCGGCTTGTGTGGTGTTAATTCTACAATTGATTTTTGATATATCGCCTATATGGTATATCGTAGCTGCTCTTGCCTTTTATATCTGGTATGCGATAGAGTGGTTTATAAAATTGCTCGTTTATCGAAATTCAAAAACCTCATACAAAAAAGTGTCGTTTGAACAAGAGGCATATTCCTGCGAACTGAACTGCAACTACATAGAAAACAGACCGTTGTTTTCCGGATGGCTGCAATATCTTAAAATAAACAACAGCAATTAAATTCTTTATCAAAATGGATTATCTAAAAAGAATCAGGCAGAAGATAGACGATTTCTGCATCAATAAAATGAGAATGGATGGCGCACAACATTTGATTGCCGGAATATTGATTTATGACATGCTCAAATACCTTATGCCGGTTGAAGCGGCAATCTTAACTACTTTGGTGATACTTGTTGCGAAAGAGATTGTTTGGGACAAGTGGTTGAAGAACGGAACTGAAGAGTGGCATGACCTTGTTTGGGGGGCACTATAAAATATTTTGTGTAAATGGAAAATACGGGATTCAAGTTTGAGTCTCGTATTTTTTATTTTATAGATTTGCAAAATGAAGAAGATTATG